AGTTCGCCAACGATAAAGCGGCTGTGTCGTTGTGTAACAGGCTGTCACCGATGCTGGTGGCTTGGATAAAGTATTCGGCTTGGCTTGCCAGATTTTCTGCTGTTTGTGGGCTGTTGGGATTGGCCATAATCGTGACGGTGGCCCGGTTCACTACTTTGTCGGCACCAAAATTGATGCCTAAACCTTGATAAGGGACGGTCAGCGGATCGTTGTCGCTGAACGACACCGCTGGGTTGCTCATAGTTGCGCCGATTCGCGCCTGGTAAGTGAACACCCCTGATCGATCTACAAATGCTCGGCCCTGTTCGGCGTCCAAGATGTCTTGTAGATATGCCTGGGCGATGGTGCCTTGTGGGACGGTGTAGGCGGCTGCGCCACCCAATGTGGTGGTGCCTGTCTCAATGGACTGTTGGCCGACACCCTGGAATGCGTCTACTTCTGGTAGCGCCAACATGCTGGTGACACGAACGCTCGACAGTTCTTCCGACACGTTCCATTCGTCCAAGATTGCTTGGGATAGCAGGTATTGGTCATCGACACAGCCAATGGTCACGGTGTCTTTGCCTTCCATTGTGAACTGGTAATCGAAATCCACAATGAATCCCTGGAACAATGATTCAGCGTTGCTGCTGGAATCGAGTCTGTAGAACCTGACGCGGCGTAGCGGTGCGATGCCTGGCTGATCGTTGTTTGGGTCATAGGTTGGGCTGTCCTGGTTGAACGGATTGAATGCGCCATAGGCGATGCTGTCGTCCAGAGTGAATGACATGGTGCCGGGGGTGAACTGGTCGCCAATGTCTTTGCGGCCGCGGAAGATCCGCACGTTCAGCACCCCGTCGGTGACGTCTGCGAAGTCGGTGGTCGGCCCCAATGGGTAGGTGGTGTTATTCAAGACACCTTTCGTGGCATTATCCAGCCGGAACGATCCGCTGTCCCAGCCTGTGTCGATCTCTAGCAGGTAGTTGCCGGATTGGATGACGGGGGTGGCCATTAGCGCACCAGAATGTCGGCGGGGCCGTCTGCCCGGTTCGCGGCTTTGATTGCGTCGATGACTGCGCGGCCCTGTTCTGCTGATGTGTTTATGCCGCCATACACGCTGATGTTGTATTGGTCGCCCAGGCGGTTGCGTTGGAACTCGCCTACATCGAACGCCGGGGCTGATGGTGGGGCGACGATTCCGACACCACCCAGGGCGGCGTCGGCGGCTGCGCCGATTGCTTTGATCTCGGGCAGCGTCAGGTTCTTGTTTGCCAAGATCGCTTCATATTCAGCGATGACGGACTTGATGCCAGCGACCAACGCTTCCCCTTGCTTGACACCTGCGCTGTAAAACTCATCGGCCGCTTCAATCCCCAGAGTGTCCGCAACGCTTTGTAGACTGGCGACCAGTTCATTAGTGCGCTCAATCGCAGTCGCACCGCCATTGATAAGTTCATCGGCAATAAATGTTCCAGCCTCGACGCCAGCATCAATCACCTGCTTCAATGCCTGTTCCGACAGCCCCATCTTCAGCAGGGTGCGGACACGTTCCCCAAACAGTTTGGATCGTTCAGCCATGACGGTCAGGCCGCCGATAAACGATCCTTTAGCGTCGGTGGCTTCTTTCAATGCGTCGGTGAACGACAGGGTGCCTGTGATGCTGCTTGAAATACTGGATGCGAAACTGTTGTAACGGTCCCGCGCCTGATCCAGTTTCCTGTTGGCGTCATCCAGCGCGGTATTGAATCGGTCCGCAATCTCTTTTCGGGCCGCTGCGATACGGGACGCCATCTTGTCCACCGCTGCGGACACGCCACCGCCACTACCGCCCCCACCTGCTGCGGCATCGCGGATCTTCTTCAAGTTGTCCAACAGTTTCGCCTGATTCTCGGGTGACAGGTCGCTGATCTGCGGGCCGATAAACCCGCCACTAGTAACACCGGGCAACGCGACACCCGCCTGGCCTTTCACCTTCGATAGTTCGCGCTGGTACAGCGCCAGGGCTGCGATACCTGCGGCGACGGTAGCGATGCCGATACCTGTGGCGACTTGCACCGCGGTGAACGATGTAGCCAACGCATAGTTCAAGCCTGTGGTGATGATGTTCACGGCCTTCCAAGCGGTCATGGCGACGTTTGCAGCGACGATGGCCCCAGCCAGGGTGCCGATGGCGGTCGCCAATGCGACCATGAACCCGGCGTTATTCTGGGCGATCTGGGCCATGTTCGTCAGCAGCGGCACGATTGCTTCGAGAACGGGCAGGAACGCTTTGCCGATCGCTTCTTGTGCTTCGCCCAGGGCGATGCCCAGGCGCTTCATCTGGCCTTCGGCGCTGTTCGCTGCAAGTGTGGCGGCCCCACCCATCGTGTCTGACAATGCGCTGAACACATCGTCCAACGACAGGCCATCCTTGACCAGTTGGAACACTTCAGGCGACAGCGCCTTCAGCGCCTTCATGTTGCCGCCGTAAGCCTTTGCCAGCGCGTCTGCGACCTCGACCACGGGCTTACCTGTAGCGGCTGCGATATCAAGCGCTAACGCTAGATCCTTCTGGGCTTTGCCCAGGTCGCCAGATCCGCGCACCAGGCTGGCCAACGCGGGGCGCAATTCCGTGTCCGCGACAGCGAACTGCATCTGCATCGAGTCAATGAAGTCGCCAGATGCTGCGACCTGTTCCTGGGTGGCTGTGGTCGTTGCCTGGATCTGTCGTTCTAGTTCGGCTTGGGCTTTGTCATCTTCGGCGGCTGCTTTCGCTGCCATTGTCAGCCCGGTGGTTAGACCCGCCAACGCAATCGTGGCCGGGACAAACGCTTGCTTTAGGGCGAACGTGGCTTTCTGCCCTGTGGTTTCCAGTTCCTTGAACGCCTTGAATGCGCGTTCCAAGCCTTTGCCATCAAAGTCGGTGACGATCGGTATGCGTACAGCCATTACGCGACCGTCCCTTGTCGAGCGAGCGCCAAACTAATGTCGGCCTCAATGCGGGCAGTCAGATCCCGGATTGCGTCTTCCATCTCGGGCTGGTACTTTTCGGCGGTCGGCCACATGTAACGCGACGCCATACCCCACTTGGCGTTCAGGTTCTTTATCATCGTGTTGTTCCAGGTGTAGCGGTATTCTTGCCCGTGGTAGGTGCGGTTCTGGAATCCGCGGTCGGTTGCCTGGTTACGGCCAGCCATGTCGAAGATGATGCCGTAGACCTCATTGGATTGGAACAGGAACGCCGACAGCGTTTCGTACATGGCGCCCTGTACCGCGTTGCGCTTGCGGGCGCGGCGGGTGTCGATCTTGACGGTGATCTTCCGATCGACGTTCGCTGCGTTCCATGGGTTCTTACGCCACTTGCGGCCCATGCCCGATAATGGCGGGTCGGTCGGGGTGAAGGCTCGGGCGGCGTTCACCATTGGCTGGGTGATCGTCTTGTAATCCTTCGTAATCTGGCGACGCAGATCCGGGGCCAAACGATTCAACAGTTTCAGCGATTCCTTGACGCCAGTCACTTGGATGGCCATCGCCCCTGAAGTGTTGTCGTTCATCGTCGCTGGTCCTTCTGTTCTTCTAACACACTAATCACCGTGAGTAGATCGGGCGTGTCAAAGTCGATGCCCGGGGGATACCACGATGTAGCGACCAGCAGTTCTGCTAGTAGGCGTCGGTGTGTCCCCCGGGGGTAGGGTTTTCAAGTTCCTGCACGATCACTTCGACGGATTCCAATTTGCCGATAAATGTGTCAAACTCTGCGGGCACCACGATCTTGGCGGCTTTGGATGCTTCCCATGCCAGGAACGCCAGGTCTTCGACGCCGATGCCGTTGGCCATGTCGGATGCTTTCCGCTTGAATCGGCGTTCCCATGCCACAAGTGTGACCAGGTTCGTGGTCACTTCGTAGGGGTCGGTGTTGTGTTGCGTTACTCGCAGATGCAGTTTCATCGTGCGCCTTCCGTGTCGGACCGTGTTGGCGGTCGGTGATTACGATTCGTCGCTGGTGAATACGCCGCCATTGAAGGTGACGCTAATGGTGCCCAGGGCGCCAGTTGCCGTAACGATCGGCAGGGTGGGTAGGAACGCCCCCGTGAACGTCAGACCTGGATTCGTCGCGCTGTCTGCGCCCACCGCGGGTTTGACGATAACAGTAGTGGTCGTGCCCACCAATGACTTCAGGCTGGCCCACGTTTCGCTGCTGGCGAATGACGCGTAGAAGTCGAGCGTGACGCTGTGATTGCCCAAGCCCGACACGAACTTGCGGGATGTATCCCCGAAGGCGGTCGCCTCGAGTTGGTCGTAGTTGATGTTCACGGTCGCCCCGGTGCATTGATCGGACAGATCGACGCTGTTCACGGTGACAACTGGGTTGGACAGGTAGGTGCTGGTGGCCATCTTGGATCACTCCTTCGGTTTCTTGGATTTAGTTTTAGCACTTTTCGGTTGGGCTGGTGTGGATGCTTTGTCGGTTTCACGGATTGCACCCATCGCCAACAGCGCTTCGACATTGACGCCGGGCCGCGGCTGGTATTCGTCGCCGGGTGTGCCGACGCGGGGGGACACGATCAGGTATTTCATGCGGTCTGTGCTTGCATCTCGACGATCAGTTCGTAGGCGGGCAGGGTGACGCCCTGGTAATCGACGCTGGTCGGGTTGCCGGATGTGACTGCGACGTTAGCGGCGATGACTGCTGCGGACATGTTCAGGATGTTACCTAATGCGTCGCTGTTGCCTGGCCCCATGCTGATGATCTGGACGGGGACGGTCATCTTCACGATGTTGTAGTTCCAGTTCGTCCAGGATGGTGCAGCCAGGAATACGCATGGGGGGCGAATGTTGCGGGGGTCTGTGACAACTTGTAGCCCGGTTGCGGACGCTAGGCGGGTGGCCAGCGTGTTTAGGGCGCTGTTGAACAGATCGGTGTAGTTCGCTGCGGTCATGCGACTGCGGGCCTGTCGATTCCTAACAACATCTTGATCTGAGCGT